TTCTTGAGTATCTGCTAATTCAGCATCAAATCTTAATCCAATGTCATCTTCAGTTAGCGTCATTGTACCATTTTTAGTACGAGCTAATGGAAGTCCTTCATGATTGACTAGTAATCGGACATCAGGTATTTCTGTTAATGTTTTTCTAAATGCACCTTGAGCGATTGTTTCAACGAATGGTAGTGGGACGCTAGGACTATCAAACTTTGCTGCATATCCTGACAAGCGTAGCTTTCCATCGTCATCTGCCCGAGTTTCAACATCTTGCACAGTATATGTGCGTCGTTCGATTTTTTTCATTTTGCTCCTTGAGTCTTTCTCTTCATTCAACACTACTCCACCTCGTATGCTGCTTTAGGATCCGTTGGATCTATTGTTGAAATTGGTTGCAATTGATTTGAAGGCAAACCTGTGTGATTCATTTCAGGTAAACCAACAGCATCAATTACTGATTTTGGATCAAAACCTACTTGAATTAACTTGGCTGCAATATCGGCGCGTAGGTTTAAGCCAACATCTTTTGCATCCGCTGCATCAATATTTTGTAACGGAACACGGTATTGATCTCCAGACTCTCCAAGAGGTGCAAGATCTTCTACATAACGGACATCATTTAGACTTAAGAAACCTTCACGAAGACCTTTTGTATAGGCATCATAGCGTTCTAATGTTGTTCCACGTAGCAAAGCGTCTAGATTAAACTTAATAAATCCATCTGACTCAGGAAGCAATGGTGATAGTGCTTGTTCTAGTCTTTCAAGTAAAGGTCTTAAAGAGTGTTGGACAAATGATAAGTTCTGAGCTTCAACAGATGCAAATGACATTGCTCCTGCAACAGGGTGACCAAGTAGAGATACGGGTACACGGAATAGTCTAGCAATTTCTTCTACACCAAATCGACGTACTTCTAGAAGTTGTGCATCTGCAGCATTTAGAGTAAGTGGCTTAAATGTTGCACCGCTAGTTAAAATGCCAAGTTTTCCCGCACGATAAGGTCCTGTGTGCGACATATTCCAGTTGCGAGCAATGTCAGCAGCTTGTTCTTCAGTCATTTCTCCTGGAGATTCAATAACTCCACCAGGATTTGCTGCATTTCCAAAGTAACTTGCTGCATAAACTTCTGCGGCCATGGCAGAACCTAAAGTAATACGGGCCGCTGCAATCGGGCCAAGTCCAAGCAATTGTCCAGGTAGTCTAAACATAGGTATATGCAAGATTTCATTTTTTGTTAGAACCATAGTTTTAACTGAAGATGGGTCAAATGGCTGTGCATTATCATAAAATTGATTTACAGGATCTTGAGCATTTTGTCCTATAGTAACTATGTATTCAATTTCACCCATTGGATCAGGACGACGAATACGAACCTGCAGTGGGTTTATGCAATAAAGCTCTTGAACGTCGCCAATTTCGTCACGTACGGTTAAAATGAATGCATTACCATGAAGGTTTAGAGAAGAAATTACTTGCTCATAAAACTCTAAACGAGTTGAATCAGGATTTGGTTTGTTAATCCATGCAGGCATTTCACCGTAAACTGATGCGTAATTTATTCTAGAACGTCCACGACGGACATAAGCGGAAAGTGGCAAAGAACTAATAGTGTCACCTAGTAGTCTTACGCAAGCATAAACAGTTGACATACGAATTGCACTATCAGAGTTTACTTCTACACCGGCTGGAGTTGCATATAAATTACGACCAGGTAAAAAAGGTTCAAGATACTGATTGTTGTATCTTTTTTCTCCTGCTTTACGCAGTCTATTTGATAGACTCATTTATCTGCCTTTTCTGTGCTTAGTTGATACCAGCCGTCTTCCCAAAGGGTTAACAACCTTTCAAAGTAATCTTGATACTTAGGTGCAATTGCTTTAAGTGAGTATTTTTCTATTGCTTGTTTTCTGATAAAATCTCTGTCAAGATCTTTTACATCTTCTGCAGCTTTAATAAAGTCTGCAAGAGATCTACATCTAAAACCAGTAATTCCGTGGATATTGGTTTCTGTAAAAGCTCCCCAATCAGTGGTGATTGTCGGAGTTCCACACGTTTGAGCTTCTACTACTATGTTCCCAAATGGTTCAATATAAGTAGTAGGCGCAAACAAGGCAATGGCATTTCCCATTAGTTCTGCTCGCTCTTCAGGGCCAATGTTACCTATGAACTCGCCGTAACTAGTGCCTCTTTCATCACCTGGACCTGCCAAAATTAACCTTTTGCCTAATCTTTCGCATACTTCTTGAGCAATTCTAAAGCCTTTTCGCTCAATCATGCGTCCAATATAGAAGTAATAGTCACCTTTGCCTGTTCCTTTTGGAAACATTTTTGGCTCAAGGTAACCATTTATAACTGCATCAAAGAATCCACCATCTACTGTGGTCGGATTTTTATGACCTGCATAAATTGAATGCATCCATGCATAAGACTCAAACACACGGTATCTTGCAAAAGTTCCACCATAACCGATGCCAAACTCTACTGACATATGATCTGGGAAAGCATCTGCAATTGGTTTGTGAGCATATCCACCAATAAGACAAATAAAGTCTTTTGGTTGTAGTCTATCGGTCATTTCTTTAATGACATTGCCATTAAACATTTGCCAATGCGGTAAAGTTGTATCAAATGAAGCTGAAGTATAGTGATTATTACCTACAGAAGCTTGTCTTTCATCTTCTGCAATACAAGTTACTAGTTCTGTTACAGGTGCTTCATTTTCTGATCCAGCATAAAGAATAACTTCATGGCCAAGGTCTGTCATCATAATGCAGAATCGCCTTACCTTTTCGGTAAATGCGCAGCTTGTAAAATCTTTAGTGGTGTTGGTGTGTGGAAGTGATACAACGTGAAATCTCATTGGTCCCCCAACCTTGTTCATGTGTTAGTCAGTAGATCGGCAAACAGATACCGATAGGTAGTAGTCATTCGCCAACCTTTCTAAAAAATCTATTTCAAAAGGTTTTGAATTTCTTCTTCTGTATAGCCTTGCGTTGCTAACAGTGATTTGACTTCTTCCTTTTTTGCAATTTCTTGTTCGGCAAGTTCTTTTTGCGCGTGCCAATTTTCAATCCACTCAATCGCCCATGTCTCTGCTGCTTCTTTATTTTCAAATTGGTCACCATTAGGGTAAGTCGGTTGAATAATTAATGGCCCGTCATTTTGAATACCGTCATTGATTTTGACAGTTAGATTATCTTCTACTTGATATGTAAAATTTGGTAGCATTTTTTCTCCTATACGCTTGCGTAATTGACTGTATTTGTATCGAAAGACTGAATAACCATTACCCCTGCGCCTGTAAAACTATTAGGCGCTGTTTGATAAATTACGGCTCTGCCTGTCTTGTTATTTGTTGCAGATGTCCAACTACCTGTTGTTGCATCAGCACTATGATAACTACGAGTTCCAGTTTCTTCTACCGCTATCCAACGGGTTCCGTTCCAGCCAAAATTAAATACACCGCTAACAGGGAATGTGCGAGCAGTCCAACTTGCTCCGTCAGTAGAAGAGTAGTAGGTCGTTCCTGCCGTATCAGAACGAAATAAAAATAATCCCGGACCGCCAAACACATTACCAGCGTTACCCGAAGGTGTGCTTACTCTTGAAAAGTTTATACCGTCAGATGAATAAGCTAATTGAGTTAATTCACCGCTATACGCCCATTTGTTAGACCCAGCATAGGTAACTTGAAGACCATTAAAGTCAGCAGCGCCTTGCTCACTTCCACCTGCCCAAGTATCTCCGCCGTCTGTCGATCTTGCAATTTGCACCTTATTAACATTTACTGATTGAATAGCAACGGTACTGCTTCCTGTTGTTCCGTCAGTTGTTATTGGTCCTGAGAATCTTCCTGCATTAACGCCGGGAGAAATAGTACCGCTTGTCCAACTTATGCCATTGCTTGTTTTGTAAAAAGTAGTTGTTCCAAATTGCCAATAAACAAAGTATGCACCAGCCCACCCACCCGTTTCAATAGCACCCGGAGAAGTTCTTTCTGTCCAAGTTGTTCCGTTTGAACTTGTAAAATAATTTTGACTTGTTGTTCTAGGTCCAATTAAAAATATGTTGTTGCCAAAACCTATTGTCGCGCCTAACTTATTGGTCGAGCCAGCAGTAACGGTAGCCCAAGTTAAAGCAAAACTTGATTTTCGGCTAGAAGCAATAGTTCCAAGAATAGGCATTAGGCGATATCTCCTACTACATACCAAGTGTCGGTTGCGGCTTTAATGCAAGTAAGCGATGAATACTGAACTCTCGTTTTCGGAGTTGTTGCAGTTGCACCAGTTGAAGCAACGGTGACACCACCAGCACCCTGAACAGTTACTTGCCCAGCGCCGATCTGAATTAGGTTGATGAGGCTGCCAGTTGGGAAAGCCACAGACGAGTTGAGTGGAATTGTGTAGGTTTGTGCGGACGCGTTTGATGCAGTCACCAAGTCGTCGCGGTCTGTTAGCACAAAAGTGTATGTAGTTCCAGTTTGTGCATTGATGGCTTCAACACCGCCAGCTCCAGTTGGACCAGTTGCACCAGTTGGGCCTGTAGAACCAGTTGGGCCAGTAGCGCCTGTTGGACCAGTTGCACCAGTTGGACCTGTTGCTCCAGCTGCTCCTGTGGCTCCTGTTGGACCTGTCGCTCCTACAGGACCAGTTGCACCAGTTGGACCTGTTGCTCCAGCTGCTCCTGCAGCGTAAGCATAAGCAAGAGAAGACCATGCAGTTGATCCATCACCAATCTTAAACTTAGTTGTATCGGTTTCATAACCAATTTCACCTTGCGCAAGTGTTGGATTATTAGATGTCCAATTTGCTGCCGTATCTCGGCGGTTTTGGAGTCTTGCTGTCATAGTGG